GTCTCGCCGATGGCGTTCGTCGCCCCGGTGGCGATCTGCACCGTCACTCGCTCGCGGAGTTTGCCCGGATCGATCACGTGTAGCTGCCCCACTTCACAGAGTCGAGCAACGCCTTCACCCCGAACGGCATCTCGGAAAGCGATACGGCATCTGCCGCCATGCGGCGCTCGTACCACTGCCCGACGAGCATGAGGATTGCCGCCTTGACGCGGGGCGAAACCTTGCTGCCGTCGTCGCCACGCCCGCCCCACCACGTGACCGTGACGCTGCCGTAGTCGAGCAGATGGCTCGGCCACGATCCGGCGTAGAGCGTCCGCAGCGTGCCGGGCTTCGAGTCGCGATCGACGCGGTACTCGGTCGTCGAGAGCGTCGCCGTGTTGCCAGCCTCGCTCGCGGTGTAGACGATCGAGACCGCCGTGCGTCCGGTGGTCTGCGACATCGGCGGGCGGGGGAGTTCGATTACCGCCGGAAACGCATCGAGCCGCATCACGTACTGCGTGTCCACGAGCGTCTCGTCCATGTAGACCTCGCAATATTCACGCGCTGCCGACACGAGAGCAGCGACATAGGAATCGTCGCTGTTGTGGTCGATCCGCAGATGAGCCTTGGCGTCAGCGACGCTGACCGGTTCGACCACCGGCTGCGTCTGCACCTTTAGGCTGCGATATCGCTTGCCGTCATTCATGCCGTCGCCCCCTGCGTCGTGGCGTCACGTCTGCCCGCTCCGCGACCGGTTCCACTGCTGCCGTCTCGATCAGCGATTGCTGCGTCTCCCGTTTCGCGTAGCCCCACGCGAAGAGCCTCGCGGCGAAGGACTCGTCCACCTCGACGAGCTCGCCCGCCTTGTACGATCCGTACGCACGCTGCATCCGCACTCTGATTGTCGTCACTCGCCGACCCTCCATGCAGTTTCCGGCGGTCGCTTCGTCCGCTGCCACGCGGTCGTGTGCTGAAAAACCGGACCCGAGAAATCCTTGCTCGGCCACGAGATCACGTACTCGCCGTGACCGATGACGACGCGGGGCGTGATGAAGAGCCTGTTGCCAGACGCCTTGAACTGCCGCCAGAACCAGAGATCGTCGTCAATCCGCCCGTCGCCCCAGCCGCCCTCGGCGTCGGGCTTCGAGTGAAACCACGGCTTGAGCGTTCGCCTGAGCGCCCTGGTGCTGATCACGGTGCAGCCGAAATGGGCCGTGTCCACCTGCTGCACAGGCTCGGCGAACCACGACAGCGGGAGTTCGGTTTTGCCGTCGGCGGGCGGGTCGTCCATCGTGTCGAGGAGCGTGAGCATCGGACGCCCGTCCTCGCGTTTCGCTTGGATCGGGGCGAGGGCGTCGCACTGGCAGGTCATGGCGATCGCGAAGAGGCGCTCGATGTCAGAGCGGGTCACGAACGTGTCGTAGTCGAGCGTGATGATGTACTCGGTCGTCGGGGCGAACTCTTCGAGCATCCGAGTGAGCACCTGAGCCCAGAACGCACCCTGCCCGAGCGTCGGGCGGATGTGCAGCGGCATGAGGCTCTCGATGAACGCGAACACGTTCGTGAGCGGCCCGAAACGGGGAGCCGACAGCACCGCCTCGGCACGAACCTCGACCGACGTATCGCCGACCTGAACGATCACGCGTCACCCTCCAAAGCGAAACGGCGGGCGGCTCGTCGCCACCCGCCGCTCACTGTGTCGGTCGTGTCAAGCCGATCAGCCGCTGACCGTGGCGTTGACGCCCTTCGCCGAGGCGCTGACCGGGCCGTCGTTGCCCTTGCCGAGCCGGGCGACCGTGTAGACGGTGCCGGTCGTGTAGGGCGTGGCGGTGACCTTGAGGTAACGCTTCTTGCCCCGGCAGTCCACGTCCATCCGCACGACCACGTCGCCCGCCGTGGCGGTCGGCGTCGGGATCGTGAATCCACCGGTGCCGCCGCCGACGAACTCGGTCACGTCGGAGTAGGACGAGTTGTTGTCGGACTCGGCGAGCTTCAGGACGGTGAACGCCGCCTGGCTCGTGTAGCCCGCGTTCGCCCACGGCTCCTGGCACACGTCGAGCGACACGTACTCGTAGCCGAGACGGTCGATGACGAGCGTGTGGGTCTGCGCCGCCGTCAGGTTCTCGGTGTGACCGACGACAGACTTCGTCGCTTCGAGATGGTTCACTGTCTAGATCTCCTCGGAGGGTTGAGAGTCAGTCAGTCGGATCAGCCGAACTTGAGCGCCACGACCGGGCCAGCCTTCGTGGTCGAGCCCACGTCATGCACGACGATCGCGTTGCGGGTCGTGGCGAACGTGAGGGTCTGGTCGTACTCGATGTACCGCTCGGACGCCGTGCGGATCTGGATCGCCCGACGCTCGCCGTAGACGGCGGCCTGCGAGAGGTCGCCGAAGAGGCAGGCCACCTCGCCGCTCGAATCGTCGAGCGAGGAGTGCATCGCCGAGACGAGCACGACCGGGTATCCGAGAAACCTCTCGCCGAACCCGGCGGCCACGTCGCTGGACGAGTTGCCGCCAGGGCCGCTCGCACCACCGGGGAGCATCGCGAGCCGAAGCATCGCCGAGCCCCAGCCGGACGGGGAGATGTAGAATCGGGCGTTCCGCCGAGCATAGGTGGGCAGCTTCGCCACCATGTCGGTGAAGTTCTTCATCGTCAGCTCGCCGTAGGTGTCCTCGGTGCCAGCGGTCGTGCTGACGACCGACGCCGAGTGAGCAGCCTTGACGATCTTCTTCGTGATGCTGACCACGCCGTGGTAGGTGCTCTCGCCGTCGGCAGGACCGAACGCCGAATTATCGACGGCCTCAGCGAACGCTTGAGCCGTCTCGACGGCCATGAGGTCGGCGAGGTCGATGACCGAGTCTTCGAGCAGCGAGTTCGGGACGCGGTTCGCCACGCCCCAGATCTTCGCGACGAGCTCGACGTTGTCGAACGTCACGTCGCTCGCGAGCACCTCGGCGTTCTCACCGACCGGACGGGCAGCGAGCCCACCAGTGCGACGGGCGATGTTGAGCGTGTCGCTCGACATCGGCACTCGGCGAGCGTACTGTGGGAACACGCCGTACTCCTCGACGAGCCGGATGATCTCGTTGCTGAGCTCGGGGCTGGTCAGCACACCACCGAGCGAGTTGACGCCGCCCGCCTGGGCGCGGCTCTCGACGCCGTGATCGACGCACCACCGACGGGCCTCGGCGTCGCCGAACACGTAGCCACGCAGGTGCATGCCAGCGCGGTACGCGGACTCGGCAGAACGGAACGCCTTGAGCGGTCCGTGCGACACGGGGATCGCGGGAACGGTACGCTTCTCCACGGGGCTCTCCTCGGTGACGGCAGCCTTCTCGACCGCCTTGGCAGGGGCACCACGCTCCAGAACGGCACGCAGTTCGAGCTCCTTCGCCTGCACGCGCTGCAGGAACTCGATCTGCTCGCGGAGCTTGTCGGCACGGGTTTCGAGCGAGCGGAGCGAAGCCTCCTGCTCCTCGGTCATCGGCTCAGCGCCGTCCTCGGCCGGGGTCTCGCTCATCGCTTCCATCTCGGCGACGACAGCGGCGAGTTCGTCGAGCAGTGCCTTGATCTTGTCCACGAGCGTGACTCCTTGGTCGGGATGCGGCGGCGCTCACGCCACCTATCCACGAACCTACGGAGCCAGACCGGCACCCTTGCAGTTCGACTTGAGGGTCTTTTACTAACCAGTAAAAGCCCGACGACGCACGTGCTCGGAATGCACGACGTGCTTGTCGGTGTGCCCGCAGCGGGGGCAGCGCAGGTAGCGAGTCTGGTACTCGCCTCGTGCCTGACTCGACGCGACATTGAGCCGAGCAGCTTTGCACCGCTCGCACGTGTCGCCGGACTTAGCGGCCATGCTTGGTCAGGTACTCGCGGAGTTCTCGGGCACGGGCTGCCGCAGCCATGCGGCGATGAGTCTCGGCGTCACGCTGACGGCGGAACGCATCGTAGGACCGCTGGGCAACTTTCACGTCAGTATCGGGATAGGCCGGGAACGTAGTTGGGGAAACATCCAGCAACGAGTCGATAGACCGTATCAATCTGACACTGCGTCCATCTTCGACGCTCCACTCGTCGCCGCCGCTCGGCACGGTGAACGAGAACGACGAGCCACGCACGATCCCCGCACGGATGTTCGCCGCGATGTCGCGACCGTAGGACGTGTCGGGGACGGGGAACTCGTACCGCAGCCCGACCTCATCGACCTTGAGCGACAGCGTGCCGGGATACCTCGCGAGCGGGTAGTTCGCGTCGTGATTCCAGAGGGCCCGCGTCTCCAGCGGCTTCCGACGCCCGCGACGCTCGGCGACGATGCCGAACGCGCCAGGGTCGATCCGCTCGACGAAGTCGCCCAGGTCGAGACTCAACACGCCGAACTTCGCCGCGTAGCCGACGATGTACTCACGCTCGCTGCCGTCGTCCTCGCTGCGGCTCTCGACCGCGAGCAGCGGGACCGCCGACTCGACCTCGTCAATCGCCAGACTGCGTCGCTCGATGTTCATCGTGTGGCTCCTGTCGTTCTCGTCCGCTGCGTTCATCTGCTCCACCAGTTTCCGACTCCATGCCCAGCCGGGGTCCGAGCCCCAAAGAGCCCAAGCGATGCGAGACGGCGATGGGAACCCGTCCTCGCCGGGGCTCCAGCCTGTCGTCCCGACGTTTGTCTGATGCCGGTCGAAGAACGCCTTCATCCGCCGAGCCGTCTCGGGGCTGATGTTCACTCCGTTGCTCAGGTCGCGTGCTCGGGCAACGCCGACTGCCGTGCCGCCTCGGCCGTACTCGCTTCGCCATGCGAGACCCTTCGCAGCCTCTTCCCGCACGCCAGCCGGGGGCGTGAAGTCGATGTGGTCGTACCTAGCCGCCACGCTTCCGCCTCCGTGGCTTCGCCCGTGGCTCCTCCGCAGGCGGCGGCTCGGGCAGCGCGTCGATCTTCGTGAGCGTCAAGACCTTGTGTCCGACCTGCGTCTCGGTCGCCCGCCACCCGCCGCTGACTTCCTCGTACACCGTGATGAGCGCCGCCGGGTCGTCCTCGGTCGCGTCGATCGCGAAGTCAGCGCCGGGCACGTCGAGCCGCCCGTAGTCCATGACGTGGTCGATGCGTCCGCGAGCTCGCCCGCCAGACGAGCCCCACGAGACGAAGTCGCCTTCGGCGACGGTGCCGGGCTCGGCACGCTCTTCGAGCGACCTCGCGGGGGCGTCTTCGACCACCGGCACTTGCTGCGGCTGCGCATCCGCTGCTACTGCCGGTTGACGCTCGACCACCCCTGCGAGGATCGCGTCGATCTGTGCGGGCGGGATGCTCGGGAACGACGCGGCGATCATCGCCGCCGCACCCTCGCGGGTGAAGAGACCATCGGAGATCGACTGCACGATCGCGATGAGCCCAGTGATCTGGGCACCGTTGAGCGAGACCTCGGCGACCTGGGGCGTGGCGTCCGGTGCGGGCTCGGTTGTCGGTGACGCGGCGTCGGTCACCGGCTCCTCGACGACGATCTCCTCGACGACCGGCGTCGGCTCGGGCTCGGCCGCAGCCTTGTCGAGCGTCGTCATGTTCAACTGCACGAATCGCACGTCGCCGCCTTCGACGGGGTTGAGGTTCTCAAGCGCCCGGATCTCGTTGACGCTCAGAACGCCGAGGTTCCAGAGCGTGTTGTAGTAGGCACCACGCCCCGCAGCGTCAGCCCGCAGCGAGCCGCGCGTGTCGAACTCCGCGAAGAGCGTGTCGTCGGTGATGAGGTCGCGACCGACCGCAAGCTCGATGCGACGCAGCCACGGCATCAGCCCGTTCGTCACGAAGTCGAGCGACTGCTGCTCGATATTGGAGAACGATGACCGCGTCAGG